GCATTTACTCAGCCTACATCTGTAACATATTATCATGCAGATGGTAGAACTATTCAAGTTCCTGTAGATGCAAGTGGTAATCCACTGATACCTGTTCCTGCAGGTTTCTCTGCAACTAAACCTACTGCTGCAGCACCAACAACACCTAGTACTACACCTACATACCAAGCACCTGCACAGCAGCAAGATGATAGCGGACCTTCTCCTGAACAGTTACAACGAGAAGAACAATATAAACAAACTGTTAAAGATAGAAAAGAAGCAGCAAAGCAGCTAGGCTTTACAAAAGAGCAAAGTGCTTTAGAAGCAATTGCCTCTTATGTAATTCCCGGTGGTAGTTTGTTTATGGGCAAACCAACGGCAGGTACAATTCTTGCTGATGGCAGTATTGCTGATGGTCAAGGAAATAGTTTTGACCCTACTACGGGAGACCAAATTGGATATACAGGTGGTTTGCTTGGAAATATTGCAGGTTCTTTAGGAATGAGGGGTGAGCCAAAACCTGTAGAGTTTGCCGAAGATATAAAAGAATATAACAAGGCTTTAGGTGTAGGAAATGCTGCACGGGCAGACGCAGACCTAGCATTTGAAAAATTATCTGATGTTCTTCCAAAAGAAGCTGTACCTACTGCTAAAGTTGAAACTACGCTAGAAACACAAGAAGGTACTGCAGGTGAAGTGGCACAAAAATCTGCAGAAAAATTTGCGGAAACACCAGAACAATTAAATACTAGAGTAGATAAAATTGTAGACTACATAAATACAATCACTGAAGGTGATGTAAAGGTAGTATCAAGAGAATCCGGTGGTAATGTTATCCTTGAAGGTCCTGATGGAGCAGGTACAGGTAAGATAACAACTGTAGTTACGCCTGAAGGGGATTTAACAAGAACATATGAAGGTCAAGAAGAACCTATCAGTAAATATCAAAAAACTAATTTAGGCGTTCCGTCACGTGTTGCCGCAATGGAAGCAGGTAAAGAAACACGTGAGGATACATCTACTCGTGTAACTGCAGCGCAAAGACGTACCGCAGATATACCTAGACAAACTGCTGCAGAACGTGCTGATGAAGAAGCTGCTGAACAAGAGGGTGGTACAGCTTTTGATGACTACGGTAAAGACTTTGATAGAAACTTTAGTAACTATTCTAGTCGTGGATATAGTAGGTCAGCCGCAAGAAAAGCTGCTGCAAATAAAACAGATGCAGATAATGAAGCCCGTTCACAAACAGGCAATCCAAAATCTAGTGCTGTAACAAGCAGTAGTGGTAAAGCTGTTCGTAGTTCTTCTGGTTCAGTTGTAACTAACACACCACGTGATGATGAACCTAGTAATGCCAAAATTGTATGTACTGCAATGAATAACGCATACGGTTTTGGTTCGTTCCGACAAACAATTTGGTTAAAGCATAGTAAAGATATGCATCCCGCTTATCAAAGGGGATATCACAGAATATTTAAACCATTAATTAAGTTTGCGTACAAAGGTAATAAATGGTATAATATGTCTGTGCGAAAAACTCTTGAAGGTATTGCACGTAGACGTACAGCAGACATTTGGATGCAGCAGCGTGGAAAAAGACATCTTGTAGGTGCTATTGAACGTGCTATACTTGAGCCTATCTGTTACATTGTAGGAAAGATAAAGTAATGGCTGAAACAGTTGAAGAATTAAAACAAGAAATGGTAGACCGTTATGATGCCCTTTCTAATGATGAAAAAGATGTTATTGGCAGCATGGTTGGTACACAAGAACTTAGAGTTTTAGGTAAGGTACTTGGCCCTGAAATTTCAAACATAGCAAATTTAGGGGCGTTAAAAACAGTAGCTAAACCTAGAAAACGTGGACTAGGAACACGATAATATCCTAGATAATGTAATGGCTACCTAACCCCCCAACACTGGCTACGGTTAGCCCCATAAGGAGAAGATGATGGCTGAAGCAGCTATTATGGCAGAAGAAATGCAATCACCAAAAAAGGTTGCGTTTGCGAATAAACCTTACACGCAGGAAGAACGCATTAAGCGTGAAGAAGAAGAACTAGAACAACTTATTAAAGAACAAAAGGGTGAAGTAAAAGAAGCCGCACAAGAGCAGGAAGAAGAGCCTACTAACGCAGAAGAAAAAACATTTAAAAAGCGTTACTCTGATTTGCGTAGACACCAGCAAAAACAATCAGAGGATTTTAAAAAAGAGATTGACGAATTAAAACGTCAGCTTGGCGATGCTACTAAGAAAGAAATGAAACTGCCTAAGTCCGATGAGGACATTGAACAATGGGCGGCTGACTATCCTGATGTGGCAGCTATCGTAGAAACAATTGCCATGAAAAAAGCACGTGAGCAGTCTACTGCATTGGAAGAACGTGTTAAAGCGATTGATGAAATGCAAGTATCTGCTACAAAAGAAAAGGCAGAAGCTGAGTTGATGAGACTGCATCCTGACTTTGGAGACATTCGTGATAGCGATGATTTCCATGAGTGGGCTGATGAACAGCCTAAATGGGTACAAGATGCATTGTACGAAAATGATAATGATGCTCGTTCTGCAGCACGGGCAATTGACCTGTATAAAGCAGATAAGGGTATTGGTAATGAAAAAAAGTCTAAGAAAACTAAAGGTGCTGCTGAAGCGGTGTCCACTAAAGGCAGTAGAAGCACACCTCAAACAGACGAGGCTTCCACTTATTTAAAAGAATCTCAGGTTCAGGCAATGTCGCCTCAAGAATATGAGAAGCACTCTGACGAAATTATGGAGGCTATCCGCACAGGAAAGTTTATCTATGATATTTCTGGCTCTGCCAGATAAAAAAAGTGTTGACAAGTAGTTATTTTTATGTATAACTATATGTAACCAAGTGTGGATGTATATAGCGCAATATGTCCACACATAACAGCAAACGAACACAGCTTACGGATTACCTGACGATTTTGGCCTGTTGAATAGTAGGGCGGCCACCTTACTTGGATACACACCCAAATGAATTAGCCTCTGATTAGTCTGGTGAGTTTGCATCTGTAAGAAAAATGCTTAACTTTAGGAGAAAATACAATGGCATTTGCATCAGCAAGTGGGTATGGTAATCTTCCTAACGGTAATTTTTCACCTGTAATTTACAGCAAACAGGTGCAGCTTGCTTTCCGCAAGTCTGCCGTTGCTGAAGCAATCACTAATAATGATTACTTCGGTGAGATTGCTGCAATGGGTGATTCCGTTAAGATTATCAAAGAACCCGAAATCACAGTCAAGAACTATGCACGTGGTACAACTATCACACCGCAAGACCTTGATGACGAAGACTTTAACCTAACAATTGACAAAGCTAACTACTTTGCATTTAAGGTTGATGACATTGAAGAGGCACACAGCCACGTAAACTTCCAGCAATTGGCAAGTGACCGTGCTGCGTATCGTTTGGCTGACCAGTTTGACCAAGACGTTCTTGGTTATCTGTGTGGCTTTAAGCAATCTGCAATTCATGGTGCAGCCGACACAGTTAATACAACTGTTAACGGTTCTGTAGCTGTTTCAACTGCAGGTTCTGACGAACTGCTTTCAAGCATGAAACTAGAAGCTGATGACTTTGGTGGTTCATCAGGTTCATCAATTGGTATCCAGCCCCGCTTGCCGGGTGCTTCAGCCGTACCGGGTTCAGGCAATGCCAACCCAACTATGGTTATTGCACGTATGGCTCGTAAGCTAGACCAGCAGAACGTAGACTCACAGGGCCGTTGGCTCGTTGTTGACCCAGTATTCATGGAAGTACTGAAGGACGAAGATTCAAAACTTCTGAACTCAGACTTTGGTGGTTCTGGTCTTCAGAACGGTCTCGTAATCAATAACCTGCACGGCTTCCAAGTGTATGTTTCAAACAACTTGCCTTCAATTGGAACAGGTTCAGATACCACTGGTGGTACTAACGCTTCCAACTACGGCCTGATTGTTGCTGGACATTCATCATCAGTAGCTACTGCAGAGCAGATTAACAAGACAGAAACATATCGTGACCCTGACAGCTTTGCTGACATCGTTCGTGGTATGCACCTGTATGGTCGCAAGATTCTGCGTCCTGAAGGTCTTGTTAACGCTAAAATTAACTTGGTATAAGGGGAGTATTGAAAAATGGCTAACATTACTGCAGTACTTCACCCTGCATCAGGGAACTCACAGCGTGGACGTAACCCGTACTACGTAGATGTCACAATTGACCTGACAAAAAATAGCATTGCCCCCGGTGATACTATTCAGGCAATTACCGTACCTGCTAATACGCTAATCATGGCAGCAGGTTTTCAAGTTGTAGAATCTGCAACTATGAATGCGTCAACAGATGCAACTGCTGCTCTTGGCTTCACTGGTGGTGATGTTGATGAGTTTGCAGCGGCACTAGACATTGACGGTGCATCTGATGGCGATTATGCTCCACAGGTTTCAATTGATGGACTAGCACTTTCTACATCAGGCGACACAATTGACTTTGTGTTGGCGGGTAGTGGTGCGTCATTTACAGCAGGTAAGCTACGTGCTTACGCTGTGATGATGGACATCAGCGACCAAGGTAACATGGCTGCTGACGAAGTAGACCGTGATACACTTGCATAAGTAATCACTTGGTGGGGGCAGCTTCGGTTGCCCCTACTTACTCTTTTAGGAATATGTGATGGACTTTCTTAGCCTGACAAATAAAGTACTTGGAAGAATGAATGAGGTGCAGCTTACTGCATCAAATTTTGCTACTGCACGTGGCTATCAAATACAATGTCAAAATGCTGTGAATGAAGCTATCAATTATATTAATCAACGTGAATATGGCTGGCCTTTTAGCCATGCTACAAGCACTGTAACTCTAGTAGCTAATCAGACTAGGTATTCTATTCCAACTACCGCTACACACGTTGACTACGAAACATTTAGAATAAGTAAAGATAACACGTTAGGCGTAGCTGGAACTACTCTACGTGTATTAGATTATAAACAATACATTGACAGATATGTTGACCAAGAAAGTACAACAGGCGTAGGTGGTGTACCCATTTATGTTTTTCGTACTCCTGATAATAACTATGGTCTATATCCATACCCTGATAATACATACGAATTAAAATTTGAATACTTTGATAAGCCAGTAGCATTGGCTTTGGCTACAGACATACCAACAGTACCAGAGCAATTTGAACAGGTAATTGTAGATGGTGCAACTGCATATGCATATCAGTATCGTGGTGAAGCACAACAATACGGAATTAACTTTGCCCGTTTCGAAGATGGCATTAAACATATGCAGTCATTGCTACTAAACAGAACAGACTACGTAAGGTCAACATATATACCACATTCGCAAAGATATGGCATTAACGTAGCTGGATTTTAAGGTGACATAATGGCAGATGAATCCGGCCTCAGTCCATATGTGTTTGCCTGTGAAGGTGGCTTAATACTAGACCAATCTACTTTTGCCATTACTCCGGGTTCAGCACTTGAACTAGAAAACTTTGAACCTGCTGTTACGGGTGGATACAGACGTATCTCTGGGTACGAAAAGTGGAATAGTAACATTGTTCCACAAGATACGTCATCAACAGAAAAAGTTCTAATGTCTGCGTACTTTAACGCTAGTGTTATTGCAGCACGTGGAACTAAAGTTTATAAAGCAGGTAGTGGTTCTGGCTCTTGGACACAGATAGACTCTGGTAGAACAAATGCAGGAAGATACACACACTTCCGTTACAGTCTTGCTGGTACAGATTTTATTGTTTGGGCAGATGGCGCAAATCATGCGTCCAAGTATGATGGCACTACTGTTACTGATTTAAATTCTACAGGCGCACCTGCTAACCCACAGTATGTAGTAAACTTTAAAAACGCTTTGTTCTTTGCTGGTCATTCAGCTAATCCAGAAGAAATAGTTTTTACTGCTCCTTATAGCGATAGTGATTTTTCCGTAGCTAACGGTGCTGGCTCTATTGCAGTAAACAGTAAGATTACAGGGTTATACTCGTTTCGTAATGAACTGTATGTTTTTTGTGAAGAACGTATATTTAAACTGGTAGGCAATACATCTGCTGATTTTGTATTACAATCGGTTACTCGTGAGATTGGTTGCCTTAATGGATTTACCATTCAAGAATTTGCTGGTGACTTAATCTTTCTAGGAGCAGATGGATTAAGAACAATTGCAGGTACAGAAAAAATTGGTGACGTTGAACTTGGTACAATTAGTAGGCAGATACAAGAACGATTTGTTGGGCTAACTAACATAGATGAATTTTGTAGCTTAATTATACCAGATAAAACACAATACAGATTGTTTTTCTCAAATGCTAATACAACAAGGGAATTAACAAAAGGTATTATAGGTGTTCGTAAACAGAGTGGTTACGAATACGCTGACATGAGTGGCATTAGACCTAGCTGTACTGATTACATAGTATCTCAAGGCGAGAGTATTATTTTACATGGCGAGTATGATGGCTATGTGTATCGCCAAGAAAAAGGTGATAATTTTGATGGTAATAATGTAGATGCTAAGTATCGCTCACCTGACCTTACAATGGGTGATGCAGGTATTCGCAAAGCATTTCAACGTATCATCGTAAACTATGCGCCTGAAGCTGCAGTTAATGCTGACTTGTTTATTAGATATGATTATGAAGCAGCAAGTGTAGCAAGACCAGCAGCGTATCCGTTTAGTAGTGCTAGTATATTTGCTATATATGGTACGTCTACTTATGGTACAGCAACATACGGTGGACAGGTTAACCCATTATTTAGACAGCCAATTGAAGGTAGCGGATTTAGTATGGCTATACGAGTTAATGATAGAGGAACATCTGCCCCATACGCACTTAAAGGTTTTCAGCTAGAGTTTGCAGTAGGGGCTAGGAGATAAAGCATGGCAGGTTATACCAGACAGTCTACATATGCTAATGGCGATATTATTCAAGCATCAGACAGTAATGATGAGTTCAATCAACTTGTCAGCGTCTTTGACATATCTACTGGTCACAAGCATAACGGTACTGTGGGTGAAGGCCCGGTTATCGGTTTAATCGGAGACCCCGGTGTTGCTACCCCACTTAACAAAGTTGTTGTAGACGATACTAATAACCGTGTTGGTGTGTTTGTAGATGTATCCAGCAGCACAGTAGAACAGGTACGTTTTCAAGATGGTCTTATTGTTCCTGTTACCACTAATGATGTAGATTTAGGTACAAGTAGCTTACAGTTTAAAGATTTGTACTTAGATGGCACTGCTACCGTTGATGGTCTAGCTATGCCTACCACTACTGTTACAGACATTCTTGATGAAGATAATATGTCCTCTAACAGTGCTACTGCTTTAGCTACACAACAGTCTATCAAGGCATACGTAGATACACAACTAACTGCAGAGGACTTGGATTTTCAAGGTGACTCAGGCGGTGCATTGTCTGTAGACCTTGACAGCCAAACATTCACTATTGCTGGTGGTACAGGTGTTGACACAAGTGGTTCTGGTCAAACTCTTACTATTGCTATTGACAGCACGGTTACTACTCTTGCAGGTACGCAAACCCTCACAAATAAAACACTCACAAGTCCTGTACTGAATACAGGCGTCAGTGGCACGGCTATTCTTGACGAAGACAACATGGCATCTGATAGCAATACTCAGTTGGCAACACAGCAGTCAATTAAAGCCTACGTAGACTCTCAAGTTACTGCCCAAGACTTAGATTTTCAGGCTGATTCAGGTGGCGCACTGTCTATTGATTTAGATAGTGAAACGATGACGTTTACAGGCGGCACAGGCATTGACACTACTGGTTCTAGTAATGATGTGACCTTTGCAATAGATAGCACTGTCACCACTCTTACAGGCTCACAAACGCTGACTAACAAAACGCTAACTTCTCCTGTACTAAATACTGCAGTAAGCGGTACTGCTGTGCTGGACGAAGATAATATGTCTTCAGATAGTGACACTCAGTTAGCAACGCAACAGTCTATTAAAGCGTATGTTGATGCGCAGGTTGCTACTGTTCCTACTGGTGATATTACAGCCGTAGTTGCTGGTGACGGTTTATCAGGTGGTGCAACTTCTGGTTCAGCTACTTTGAATGTAGACGCTACAGTAATTACAGGCCAAACTGCAGAAACGTCTATAGACACAACTAACGATTTAGTTCTTCTTTATGACAATTCTGCAACAGCACTAAGAAAAGTAGCTGTTACTAATCTTATAGCAGCTAGTGGTGGACTAACCGATGTTGTTGGCGATACCACACCACAGCTTGGCGGTGACTTAGACACTAACGGTAATGACATTGTAACAACTTCTAATGCTACCCTAGACCTTGCACCACACGGTACAGGAACAGTTGTTGTCAGGGGTAATACTAATCCGGGTGCTGTAGTATTTAACTGTGAGTCTAACTCGCACGGTCAAACAGTTATAGCGCAACCTCACTCTGCTTCTGTAACCAACACCTTGACATTACCTGCTGGCGGTAATCAGGAGATTGTGGGTACAACAGCAACACAGACGCTTACTAACAAGTCTATTGTAGCTACCCAGCTTACTGGTACGATTGCAAATGCACGTTTGGATGCTGAGTTACAGGCAATCGCAGGGCTAACTTCTGCAGCAGATAAGGGTATTCAGTTTACTGGTTCTGGTACGGCTGCGGTGTATGACCTAACAGCGGCAGGTAAAGCACTATTAGATGACGCAGATGCAACAGCGCAGCGCAGTACATTAGGACTAGGCTCTGCCGCAGTATTAACAGCAGGTACATCTGCTAACAATGCAGTACAGCTAGACGGGTCTGCTAGACTACCAGCAGTAGATGGGTCACAACTAACTAACCTACCATCTTCAGGTGGTGCTACTGCTGGTTTTGCAGTGGCTATGGCAATTGCGCTTTAGCACTTGACACACGTATATAAGTATGATATAATTATACTTAATTAATTAGGAGAAATCATGGCACAGGATTTTGAAAGAAACATTGCAAGGAATGTTGGTACAGCCGCAGTAACTATGCGTACCGCTAATTCCGATGATGCGCTTATAGGTATCAACATTGCTAATGTTACAACTTCCCAAATCAACATGGATGTGTTTATTAACGATGGGTCTAACGACTACTACATTGTTAAGGATGCACCTATACCTGCAGGGTCAGCTTTGCAGGTGCTTGATGGTGGAGCAAAGGTTGTAATGCAAGCAAGTGACGTACTAAAGGTACAGTCTGATACCGCAAGCAGCGCAGATGTTTGGGTCTCTGTAGTTGACACCATCAGTTCATAAGGAATAGATAATGCCTTTAATCGGTAATCCTATCACTGCAAGTTTTCAGGCTAGACCTGC